CGAGCTGTCGCGCGGCGCCCCGCTCGGCGCCCGTGTCGTCGCTGGGCGAGAGCGAGAGGATCTTGCGGATCTCATCGATCGTCGGCACGCGCGCAAACTGGCGCACGTCGGGCTGCGCTTCGATCCACGCGTTCATGGTCTCGACGTCCGCCGCGAGCTTCGAGTTCTGCCGCGCCGCGCGCACGCTGTACTGCGTGTCCATCTTGCCGGTCCCCACGCGGTCGACCGTGATGTCGAAGCCTTCGAGCGGGTGGGTGAAGTCGCCGTCCTCGCGGATCTTCACCAGCTCCTCATGGATGCTCTTGCCGAACGCGACCACGCGCGGACCTGCGGCCTCATCGGCGCGTGCGATGCCGCTCGCGTAGACCCGCGTGCGCGGGAGGTACGTGCCGGCGAGGTCGTAGTCGGCGGGGTTGCCCGACGACCGAAGCGCGCTGACCTTCGAGCACACCGGGCACGGCTTGCCCGCCATCTTCAGCGGGCAGTTGAAGCTCGCCGCGTTCGTCATGCCGGGGAGCTGCACGAAGTGCTGCCACACGACGGCGAACGGCGAGTTCGGTCCAGCCGGGGGCGGGAGGAACCGCATGACGTTCTTGCCGACCTCGAATTTGAAAAAGTCGCCGCCGCTCTTGGCAAGCTCCTCCGACTCCGCTTTCGCGGCCTCCTCCGAGTACGAACCGTAGTTCACGAGATTGGTCATGGTGCGTGTGCCTTTCGTTGTCGTGTCGTTGTCGTGGTGCGAGAGAAAACCTACCGGCGATCGGCGCGCTCGCGTCGCAGCACCGGGTCGCCTTGCAGCTCCGCGCGCATGTGGGCGCCGAGCGAGATGAGCATGTCGCGCTTCGTGCGGATCGCATCGACGATGCCGCCGAGACGCTGCTTCGCGGCCTCCGCCTCGATGAGCCGGATCCGCGCGTCGCGTGTCGCGCCGTCCTGCGTGACGGCCGAGTCCACCTGACTCTCGGTGACCTTGGCGCCGGTCGCGAGCAGCATCTCACGATGCACGATGCGGAGCCGCGCCTCGCACTCGTCCGCGTCGAGCTTCGCCATCAGGAAGGTGCGCACGCATTGCGAGTAGCGCTCGTTCCAGAAGGCGAGGTCGGCCGGCAAGCGCACGAACTCCTCCTCGATGACGAGCGGCTCGATGCGCACGCAGTCGCGCAGGTACTCGTCGGGGTCGGCTTCGGGGCTGATGGTCATGGGTGGGTCCTCATACAGCGGGTGACTTGTCAGGCGCGCGATATTTTACAAGCGACCCCCACGAGGGGCCGGTCTCGACGTCGACCTCCAGCGCGCATCGACTCGGCCACGAGGTCATGATGCGGCGCACGCCGAACGCGACCTCATCCACGGCGTCGTCGCGCACTTCGAGCAGGAGCGCGTCGTGAATGGGCAGCACGAGCTTCGCCGGCACCGCGTCCTCGTGGATCCAGCGCACGGTCGCGGCGAGCGACGCGAGCCCGTAGTCGCTCGCGGTCCCCTGCACGGGCGTGTTCACGGCGCCGTTCTCCGCGGTCTTGCGCGTTTGCTCGTCGGCGTCCGCGATGCGCCACATCGGACGCCGGCGCGCGGCGCGTCCGTCCCACTCGGTCCAGATCAAGCCCGTGCGGCGCACGTCCACGACGAGCTTCTCGCACCAACGCGCGAGCTGCTTGAACTGGCCGAGGATCGCTTCCCGCATGCGCGTCGCGTCGCGCACCGAGACGCCGATCTTCACCGCGAGCGTCGCGTCGCCCATGCCGTAGAGCAGACCGAAGTTGATGATCTTGGCCGCGCTGCGTTCCTTCTTCGTGACCTGCGACGGGTCGAGACCCCACGCGGTCTTCGCGACAAGCTCCGCGGTGCGCTGATGGTAGTCGGCGCCGTCCGCGAAAATCTGGAGCATGTCCGGGTCGCCCGAGAGCGACGCCGCGACGCGTAGCTCCAGCTGCGAGTAGTCGAGCTGGATCAGCGTGTGCCCCGGCTCCGCGCGGAACACGTCGCGCGCCATCTTCCCTTCGGGGGAGTCGGCCCGTGGGATCTGCTGAAGGTTCGGCGCCTCACACGACATGCGGCCCGAGCGCGCGCCATCGAGCTTGAGGTTCGGGTGGATGCGCCCGTCGCTTCGGATGTGCGCGAGCATGCCGCGCGCGAACGACCCGCGCATCTTCGCGAAGCCGCGGTGATCGAGGAGGAGGCCCGGCAGCGGGTGGTGACCGCGCAGCTTGTCGAGCGTCGCTTCCGACGTGCTCGGTTGCCCCGTCTCCGTCTTGTCGAGCACCGGCAGGCCGAGTGTTTTGTAGAGCAGCTCCCCGACCTGCATGGGCGAGTCCCAATTCACGGCGCCGTACGGTGCGAGCCGCTGCTGAATCTCTGCGAGCTGCGCGCTGAGATGCGCGTCGAACGCTTCGAGCGCGTCACGCGAAGTCGGCACGCCCCATGCCTCGACTTCCGCGACGGCTTGCGCCGCAGGGCCGACGAGCACGTCCCACGTACGCTGGAGGTCCGTCTCGGTGGAGAGGTCGGCTTCGAGCATCATCCCGAGCTTCGCCGTGACGTACGAGTCGCGCGCGTTGTAGCGGTACAGCGTCGTCGCAGGGATGAGCCCGTACACATAGCGACCCCACTCGCTCGGGTCTTCGCGAATGACCGATTCGAGCGCCGCATCGGGCGCGATCGCCACCGGCTGCACGAACGAGAACGACAGGTTCCGCGTCTTGGCCTCCTGCTTCTCCGCCGCGAGCACGCGACGCACCTTCGCGAGCGCGTCCTCGATCGCCGCTTCCGCTTCGCCCTTGTGCCCGCCGAGCCCGATGAGGTCGGCCATGGCTCCGAGCGCGCCGTTCGCCTCCGGTTCGAGGAGCTTGCGCCAGAGTCGCGTGTCGCCCACGCCCCCGTGCGGCCACACGCCGAACGCCGCGCGCAACGCCGTGCGGTCGTACTTCTCGTTCTGCCCCACCTTCGCCGCGCTCGGATCGCTGAGCCACGCGAGCAGCACCGCACGCGCACCGGGGTTCGCGAGCCCTTCCGCGGTCCACACGTAGACATGCGACGCAGATCGACCGCAGACCGCGACGCTGAGGATGCGAAACGACGGGTCGAACATCACGCCCGCGGTCTCCACGTCCCACGCCGCCCACGCGTATTCACGGAACGCCGCCACCGCCGCGCGTGCGTCCGCTTCAGTCGCGACGAGATGCGCGCGCGGGACCTTCCAGTCGGGAGGGTCGATCGGCGTCGAGCACGCCCACGCGATGTCCTCCTCGAAGTGCGCGCGCAGGAAGCGGTTCCGCGCGGCGGTCAGCGGGTGCAGCACCGCGAACACCGGCACGGGCGGGAGGCCCTTGAGCGAGGACAGCCACGCGAAGCCGCGCCGCGTCTGTTGCGGCGAGATGCCTCGACCGAGGAGCGCGTGCGTCGCGCCGGTCCCGAGCGCGAGGATGCGTGTCGGCTTCACCTCGCGAATGACCTGCGCCAAGTACGTGCGGCACGCGCTCAGCTCCTTGTCGCTCACCTTGCGCGCGCCCGGCGCGCACTTGACCCCGTTGTCGAGCGCGAGTGGACCTTCCCAGCAGCGCGCGAGCACGCGACGCAAGTAGGTGCCGGTCTGCCCAACAAGCGGACGACCGCGCAGGTCTTCGTCGCGCCCAGGCTGGTCGTTCACGACGAGCAGCCCGCCCGGCTCACCTTCGGGCGGCATGCACGGGGACTTGACGCCCTCGTGCAGCTTGCACCGCATACAGCCCGCGTCGATGTCGGTGCCGTGCTCCGACTCCACGTCAAAGCGCGGCGGCTCGGGAAAGAGCGCGAGCGACTTCATGGGTCGCTCGGCGCCCACGGCCGCACGAATTCGTCGAGGCTCGACGCGGGCCACGGCCATGAACGGCGACCACGTCGGCTCGTTCTCGGTGATGAACCGCCACTCGACAGGCGCGTGCCCCTTGTCGTGCGCGTCTTCGATGATGCGGCGTGCGTGGTCGTCGTTGTCCGCGACGACCGCGGCGCAGATCGACTCCTGCTGCGAGTCCTCGACGTCGCGGTACCCGGTGACCCACCAGGGGCCGTGATACTCCCACTTGCTCGGGTCGGCCGACCAGAAGCTCACCCAATAGCGCGTGCTCACGTGCGCACCGCGCCGTGCGGCGTGAACAGCGTGCGGAACCGCTCGACGGCCGCGACGTTCACGACCGTCTCGATCGGCGTGTGCTCGCGAAGCGGGAGGTACACGATCGCGCTCGCGTTCGGTGGGGAGGTCCCCTCGCGAAACGCGGAGCCGTCGCGCACGAGATACTTCACGCGCGATCGAGGCACGCAGAACGGGAACGCGAACGGCGGTGGGCCGTTGCGTTGCGCGGTCTGAAATATCTCCAGCGAGTAGGCGACGAAGACGGCCTGCTCGATGTCGAACGACTCGTAGGCCGCGAGGAGCTTGGTCCACCACATGCCGGCGTACGACTTGCCGCCGATCTTGCCGCCGGGCGGGTTGAGGAAGACGCGACCGGCCCACGGGTGCGCGAGCCCATCGTCCGCTTCGCAGTAGAAGCGCGTCGCGTGCACGTGCGCGTCGTTCACGAGCGACGTGCTCGCCGGGTCGAGGTCGATGCCGCCCATGACGGCGCGCGCCGAGTCCACGATCCAGGTCGGGGTGTAGTGCTCGACCGTGACCGCCGAGTGCTTCGCGATGTCCTCGCCACCGCCCGGGATGAGACGCGGGTGCTCACCTCCGTCATGCTTGTCGCGCGTCATCGCCCCTCCACCCATTCGTCCGGCACCCAGAGCCGCGCCTTGACCCAATACCCGTGCTCCACGCGCTCGGGCGCCTCGTCGTCCATCACCCGCACGTCGACGTGGTTCGACTCTTCGCCCCACGCCTCCTGCGCGGCTGCGCGCACCTTCGCGGCTTCCTCCGAGTCCGTGATCCACGCGCGCTCCGTCACGGCGACTCCAGCGCTTCGAGCGCGCGCCCGAGCCGGTCGTCGAGGTTCGACACGCGCGTGAGCACGGGCACCTCTTTCTTGTGTTGCTTGCAGATCGCAATGATCTCGTTCCGGTCGGTGATGTCGTTGGAGATGAAGTGCTGGAGCAGCCCGCGGATCGTGGACTGGCTCACGAGCCCGGCGAGGAACGCCGTCTTGAGCGCCTCGCCGTCCTCGGCCCCGAACGGGATCTCGTCGTCCGCAGCCGGCGCTTCCGTCACGGCCGCGACCTCGCGCTTCGTGCGTGCGGCGCGGTCATCGACCATCGGCGTCCCGTTCTCCAAGCGAGGGCCGCCACGCGGACCCGTC